ACGTATAGAACGTATGTAGGAATTAAGTCTATGCTGGATAGATTAGCCCATTACATGGAGACTACGGAAATACAGCATGGTAGAGATGGTAATATTACAGCTTTAGTGAATGCTGCTGCTAAGTTTGAGCAGATTAGACAGTCATTTAAGGGAGCGTATAAAGATTTAGCTGAAGAACAGCAAAGTCAAGTAAGAGGAAATATAGGATTAGCTTATGATCAATGATATAGAACACAGCTTGTACGACTGGTTGTTTAATTACAACACGTACACAAAAAAATGGAATGCTTTTCATCGTGATGATAAAGAAGCATATTTTGGTAATGGTAAAGAATGTAAGTCAAAGATTGCATCTAAGACAATTGATACATTACTTTATATGATTATTACTACAAATGGTAAACCTGAAAACTTTGAAAGCATTGTAGACGTTGTAGAAGATGAATAGTATTATTGAAATTCCTACTTGGGATAATGGTGTTTGGACAACTACAGAATTTTCTTCTAAAGAAGAATGGAGGAGTTATTTACTTACACTATTTAAGGAACCAGGGCAGTATAATTTTAATGAGACTAGTCTATTGTTTAATAAAGAGGCAACTACTTTTAATAAGTTAGGCTTCTATACAGTAGCGCCTTTTAAATCTAAGGATTACATATATTACTGGGATGACCAGAAAAAGAAATGCAGGAATGGTGTACTGTATAAGGATCAAACAAATGTTTGGTACTTAAGCAGAGATTATTACATGTGGTTAAACTTCTTACCTATTTATGATAAAGAGGAGAAGAAGTTTGGATTTGCTAAAGTCCGGGATGCTCAGTACCACATGGCTCTGTACGAGATCTTGGCTGAACTATATTATAAGCACGTAGCTATTCTTAAGAAACGTCAGATTGCATCTTCATACTTTCATGCTGGTAAACTAATCAACTCATTATGGTTTGAAGAGGGTGTTACTCTTAAGATAGGAGCTTCCCTTAAAGACTATATAAATGATAAGGGTACATGGAAGTTCTTAGATGAGTATGCATCGTTCCTGAATGAACATACAGCCTGGTACAGACCAATGAATCCGGATAAAGTAATGCTATGGCAGCAAAAGATTGAGGTAAGAAAAGGGAATAAGAAAACCGAGGTAGGATTAAAAGGTACTATACAAGGTATGTCATTTGAGAAATCTGCAACAGCGGGTGTGGGTGGTCCTTGTCAGTACTTCTTCCATGAGGAAGCAGGTATTGCTCCTAAGATGGGGGAGACATATGAATACTTACGACCTGCATTACAATCTGGTATGGTAACTACCGGGGTATTTATTGCAGCAGGATCTGTCGGTGACCTTGATCAGTGTGAACCATTAAAGAACTTAATCATGAACCCGGAAGCTAATGATATCTTTGCTGTAGAAACTAATCTATTAGATAGTAAAGGGACTATTGGTACAGCCGGATTATTTATTCCTGAACAGTGGTCAATGATGCCGTATGTAGATAAGTATGGTAACTCATTAGTAGAGACTGCTTTAGAAGCTATTAAAGAAGAGAGGATTAAGTGGAAGAAAGAGATTGAGCCTGATAAGTACCAGTTACGTATCTCCCAGAAGCCTACAAATATTGAAGAGGCTTTTGCATTTAGAAGAGAGTCTGTATTTTCTGTACATTTACTTGCTGCACAATTACGAAGAATTGAAGATAAAGAATATGCTTATGAATTATTAGAGTTATATAGAGATGAGCATAGTAATTTAGCTGTTAAAGATTCTAATAAACTACCTATTAATGAGTTTCCTATCTCTAAAAAGACAGAAGATAAGACAGGATGCTTGGTCGTGTGGGAAAGACCTAAAAAAGATCCTACATTTGGAATGTATTATGCAAGTATTGACCCGGTTTCTGAAGGTAAGACTACTACCTCTGATTCTCTTTGTTCCATTTTTGTTTATAAAGCTCCTGTGGAAGTATCTAGAGAAGAGGGTGGAGAGCAGAAAACGCATATAGAACAGGATAGAATTGTAGCAGCATGGTGTGGACGTTTTGATGATATCAAGAAAACACATGAAAGACTAGAGTTAATTATTGAGTGGTATAATGCTTGGACATTAGTGGAGAATAACGTATCCCTATTTATCCAGTACATGATATCCCAGAGAAAACAGAGATACCTAGTTACTAAAGATCAGATCTTATTCTTGAAAGACATTGGTAGTAATGCTAGTGTATATCAACAGTATGGTTGGAGAAACACGGGTACATTATTTAAAGCTCATTTACTTTCTTATGCAATTGAATTTCTTAGAGAGGAGATTGATCATGATTATAAAACAGATGGTACAGTTGTAAAGACTACCTATGGTGTATCTAGAATACCAGATCCTATGCTGATCAAAGAGATGTTGGCATATAGAGAGGGTTTAAACGTGGATAGATTAGTGGCATTTACAGCTCTTGTAGCCTTTGCAAAGATCCAACAATCAAACCGTGGATATTTAAAACGTAGAGAACTAAACCCTGAAAGTTTGGATAAGTCAAAAGATTTATATAAATTAAAAGTAGGGGCTTTTAGGCATATTGGAAAAAGTGGGTCTTCTGGTAATATGCAAAGACCAAAACAGGCGTTTAGAAATTTAAAATGATAAACTGGTGCATGAGTACTACAGCGATGGAAAATGTTACAGTTAATGTAACTTATATCAGTTATTATTCTGATGAAGATGAAGAAACTGTTGACATTAATGTTAATGAATTAATAGAACAATTTAATACAACAATTACAGACTATGCAGTTATATAATGCTATGCAGCTCAAAAATGGAGCTAAGGCAGAATACAATAAGATGAGTAATCTTACTCAACCAATCCAATTTATTCCAAGAAAGGATAAAGATGATGATTGGGCTGCACATAACCTTGATTGGTTAGAGTGGCAGGGTATGAAGCAGTTGCGTAGAAATGCACGCAGACTCTCTAAGAACTACAAGCTTGCTAAAGGTATTATTGATCGTAGTGATTATATAGTTGAGGAAGATGTAGAGTATGCTGAATTAATTGATGTTCTTACTAAAGAAGATCAGTCAGCATTAGAGTTAAAATTTTACCCAATTATTCCTAATGTAATTAATGTATTAGTAGCAGAATTTGCTAAAAGAAATACAAGAGTAACATTCCGGGCTGTAGATGAGATTTCTTACAATGAATTATTAGATCAGAAAAGAGCTATGATTGAGCAAAGGCTATTAGCTGATGCTGAACGTAAGATGGTTATGAGTATGATTGAGCAGGGTGCTGATATGGAAGATCCTGAGATTCAGAAAGCATTAGCCCCAGAAAATCTTAAATCATTACCTGAGATTGAACAGTTCTTTAAGAAAGACTATCGTTCAATGTTAGAAGAGTGGGCAGAACACCAAGCCCGTGTGGATGAGGAAAGATTTAAAATGGATGAACTTGAGGAAAGAGCTTTCCGTGATATGTTAATCACAGATAGAGAGTTCTGGCACTTTAAGATGAATGAAGATGATTATGAATTAGAATTGTGGAATCCTTTGGTTACTTTCTATCATAAGTCTCCAGACATTAGGTATATCTCTCAAGGTAACTGGGTAGGTAAAGTTGAGTTATATACAGTCTCTGATATTATTGACAAGTATGGATATTTAATGACTGATGCTCAATTACAATCATTGGAAGCTATTTATCCAACAAGAGCAGCAGGATATCCATTGCAAGGAATGCAAAATGATGGTTCTTACTATGATGCTACTAAGTCTCATGAATGGAATACTAACATGCCATCATTACAATACCGTCAGTTTATGTCTGTATGGGAGCAAAATAGTACTGCTGGTAATGATATAGTTAGTTATATCATGTCTGAATCTGAAGATTATACAGATTATCAGAATACAGATATGTTACGTGTAGCTCATATCTATTGGAAGTCACAGCGTAAAGTTGGACATTTAATTAAGATTGATGAGACCGGACAAGTTATGCAAGATGTGGTAGATGAGTCATATGCTATTACTCAAAAACCTATCTATGATACAAGTGTACTTAAGAATAAAACTAAAGAGAACTTAATTGCAGGAGAACATATTGATTGGATTTGGATTAATGAGGTATGGGGTGGAGTAAAAATTGGGCCTAACTACCCTGCATATTTTGGGATGAACAACAATGCAAGTGGTATTAATCCTATTTACTTAGGTATTAATCGTTCTAAACCAGGACGAGTACCTTTCCAATTTAAAGGAGATTCTACATTGTACGGTTGTAAATTACCAGTAGAAGGATCTGTATTCTCAGATAGAAACACTAAGTCTACATCTTTAGTAGATTTAATGAAGCCTTACCAGATTGGTTATAACATTGTAAATAACCAAATTGCTGATATTCTTGTAGATGAATTAGGTACTGTGATCATGTTAGATCAGAATGCTTTACCTAGACACTCATTGGGAGAAGATTGGGGAAAGAACAACTTAGCAAAAGCCTACGTTGCAATGAAGAACTTCCAGATGTTACCATTGGATACATCTATCACTAACACTGAGAATGCTCTTAACTTTCAACACTATCAGGTATTAAACTTAGAACAGACACAGCGTTTGATGTCTAGAACTCAATTGGCTAACTACTTTAAGCAGCAAGCATTTGAGGTAATAGGTATTACACCACAGCGTCTTGGAGAACAAGTAGAGCAAGCAACAGCTACTGGTGTAAGAATTGCTGTATCAAACTCTTATGCACAGACAGAGACATACTTTATTAATCACTGTGATTACTTAATGCCTCGTGTACATCAGATGCGTACAGACTTAGCCCAGTTCTATCAGTCAACCAAACCATCTATTAGATTGCAGTATATTACCTCTACTGATGAGAAGGTTAACTTTGAGATGAATGGTACTGACTTATTGCTTAGAGACTTTAATATCTTCTGTACGACCAAAACTAATCACAGAGCTACTCTGGAGCAGTTAAAGCAATTGGCTATCACAAACAACACCGCAGGTGCCTCTATTTATGATTTAGGTAATATCATGAAGGCTGAGTCTATTGCAGAAGTATCTCACATCCTTAAATCTTCTGATGAGAAACAACAAGCTCAACGTCAGCAGGAAATGCAACAACAACAAGCTATGCAAGAGCAGGCTTTACAAGCTAAGAATCAAGAGGCTATGATGAAGATGCAGTTTGAAGCTGAAGAGAATGAGAAGAATAGACAGAATGATATTGTTATTGCTGAAATTAGGGCTGCTGGTTATGGATCTACTGTAGATATTAATCAGAATCAACAATCTGATTATCAAGATGCTATTAAAGATATCCGTAAGAGTGAGGAGTTTCAGCAACAAATGGACTTAAAGAAAGAATCTGCCAGTACTCAGAAAGCTATTAACATGGATAAGTTATCTATTGAAAGAGAAAAGCTTGCTTCACAAAGAGAGATTGCTAATAAACAATTAGAAATAGCTAGAGTGAACAAGAATAAGTATGATGTTAAAGATAACAAGAAGAAGTAATAGCCTTATATTACAAAAAATACGGCTTTAAAATCAAATTTTTAAAGTTTATTAGAAGTAATATATTATATTCTTAATGTACACTACAAACTAAAATAACCAACTATATGAGTGAAACCAAACCAACTGAGCAAACCACCGTACAACAAGTAGATATCAACATTGATGATATCTTTGGTGGAGCTCCGGGAGCAGATAGTATCATGCTTCCAACAGAAGAAGAAAAGAAACCAAGTATCTTTTCATCTCCTAAAACGGATTTAACGTTCTTAGATAAAGAAGAAGAGGATGAGGATGGTAACATCAAGAAACCAACTCAATCTGCTGAACAAGTTCTTAAAGAGTTAACCAATGAGGTTGATGATTTATTAGAGCAAGAAGAGGAGTCACCCAGAGGAGGTAGACCTAAAGTAGATAAGAGTGGTATGGTGGAAACCTTCTCTAAACTTATTGAAGAGGGTGTATTGATTGGTTTTGAAGATGATAAACCAATGGATGAATACTCTATTAAAGATTGGAAGGAGCTCTTGCAAGCTAACTTTGAAGAAAAGGAGCGAGCAATTAAAGAGCAAACTCCAAAAGAGTTCTTTGAAGCGCTTCCTGAAGAACTTCAGTATGCTGCCCAGTATGTAGCTAATGGTGGTACAGATCTTAAAGGTTTGTTCAGTGCATTAGCACAAGTAGAAGAAGTACGTGGTTTAGATCCTACAGATGAAATGGATCAAGAACAAATTGTACGTTCTTATTTGCGTGCTACTGGATTTGGTAATGATGAAGATATTGATGAGGAAATCACAACCTGGAAAGACTTAGGTAAGTTAGAACAACAAGCTAATAAGTTTAAACCAAAGTTGGATAAGATGCAAGAGTCTATTGTAGCCCAAAAGATTGCTGAACAAGAGCATATGAAGGCACAACAAGAACAAGCAGCAGCAGCTTACATGGATAACGTGTATGAGGCTCTTAAACCCGCTGAGTTAGCTGGTGTTAAGTTGGATAAGAAAACCCAGTCTATGTTATATGCTGGTCTTGTACAACCTAACTATCCTTCTATCTCAGGAAGAAACACAAACCTATTGGGTCATTTGTTAGAGAAACATCAATTTGTAGAACCTAACTACCCATTAGTAGCTGAAGCGCTGTGGTTATTGGCAGATCCTGATGGATACAAGTCAAAGATCATGGAGCAAGGCAAAAATAAAGTGGTTGAAAACACTGTAAGGCAACTTAAAACAGAACAGTCAAGAAAAGTTTCTAGTACTGTACCTGAAGAAAGAGAGGAACCCAAACAGCGTAAGATTCCAAGACAAGCAAATATTTTTAAAAGATTTTAACAACACAACAAACAAACAAATAAATAAATAATTATGGCAACTCCAGTTTTAAACAATGGTATATTTCTGCGTGATACCAGCTACCAAGCTAGCTCTCACGTAGATTCATACCACCTCGTAAACATGCTGAAAAGCAGTGAACCTATGGACATGGGTCCAGTAGACTTATGGGCAATGGCTCAAAAAGTTGAAATGCCCTTGTATCAATTCTCTAGTTTTGGTGGAAAAAACATCATCTCTGTAGACAATGCTCGTGGTGAGTACAAATGGCAAGTTCCTGTAGCTCAAGATCTTCCTTACATTGTAGAAGATATTGAATCTGCAAATGCTGCTAAAGGTGTTGATGGTACTACCTTCAAAATCAAATTAAACAAGCGTTCTTTTGGACATGGTGATATCATCACTTATGACAAATACAACGGTTTGGAAATGTACGTAACTGCTGCTGATATTCTTCCTACAGGTGATGGTTTCATCTACACTGTTCAGTTAGTAAACAATGACAACGCTAAATACTTGGATAACAAATACTTAGCATCTGGTACTAAAGTTTTCCGTAAAGGTTCTGCTCGTGGTGAATACGGTGAGCGTTTCTCTGATATCGGACACTATGGTGCTGGTTTCCGTGAATTCTACAACTTCGTAGGTGGTGCTGAAGCTCACGTATCTTACTCAATCTCTAGTCGTGCTGACTTGATGTTGAAGGGTGGTATGAAAGCTGATGGTACTGTTCCTGTTGTAGAAATCTGGCGTAACTTTGATAAGTCTATGGACCCTGCAATCAATAGCTTGGAGTCTATGGTACAGACTATGGGTAAAGATGCAGTTAAGCGTGCATTTGACAATGGTCAGTTAAGCCGTACTTTCTTGACTACTATGGAAGCTGCTCACTTGAGCAAAATTGCTAATGACATTGAGACCTACTTGATGTGGGGACAAGGTGGTAAGATTAAGCAAGATGGTCCAGATGATATCCGTTTGTCAGTGGGTCTTTGGAAGCAGTTGGATAACTCTTTCAAGCGTATCTACAACAAATCTAGTTTCACTTTGGATATGTTCCGTGCTGAATTGTACAACTTCTACGTTGGTAAAGTTGACTTCCAAGGTCCAGATCCTAAGCGCCAATTGATTGTACAAACCGGTTTGGGTGGTATGAAAATGGTGAATGAGGCTATTAAGAAAGAAGCTGTTAACAGTGGTTTGGTTATCAATGCTTCTGAAGTTGGAGCTATTACCGGTAAAGGTATGGACTTGAACTTTGGATTTGCATACACCAGCTACGTAATTCCTTTCTTGGCTAACGTTAAGTTTGTATTGAACCCTGCATTTGATAACTTACATACTAACGATATTGAAAACCCCTTAATTGATGGTCATCCTTTGAGTTCATATAATTTCATTATCTTTGACATTACTGATAACGTAAATGAAAACCTTTACTTGTTGAAATTGTCTTGGGATAATCAATTGAAGTGGTTCTACCAAAACGGAACTATGGATTATATGGGCCGTAGCCAAGGATTCCAATCTTCTGGTAACTTTAACGGATACCGTGTAATGATGTCTCAAACAATGCCTGCAGTTTGGGTAAAAGACCCAACTAAAGTGTTGAAAATTGTTATGCGTAACCCTATTACTGGCGGAAGCTTCTAATAATAAACATATCAACCCAGAGTCACTTCGTTGCTGGCTCTGGGTTCTAATTAAAAAAAATATAAAATAAAATGGCAATCTCTACATTTTCTCCCGCTTCTCCAGATGCTTTCTTAGTAAAAGAATCTGATATGTCCTTAGCTAAATTTGGACACATTAATGCTATTGTAAATGAATTAAATACAAAAGCTGCTGCTATTACTACTGCTAATGTAACTCAATCTAGTAGCATTACTTCAGGTGTTACTGTGAATGCTGAAGCAGGTGTTATTACTACAGTATCTAGTACTTTAGCTGCTGATGCTTCTGCTGTATTTGTTGTTACAAATAGCAAAGTGTTAGCTACTTCTAAAGTTTTAGTATCTGTACAATACGCAGGAAATGGTATTGCATATGCAACTATTTCAGCTATTGCTGATAATAGTTTCAGTGTAAAACTTTACAATGTGCATTCTTCTGCTGCATTAAATGCTGCGGTATCTGTACATTTCTCAGTAATTAATTAAAAAAATTATAGGGGAGTTAATAGCTCCCCTATATAATCAAACCAACAAAAAACCATGAGTATAACAATTGTAGAAAGGTACCCACAGAACAAAAAAAGTACTGTAAGTGTACGTCCCTATTTTGATTCAACAATCAATAATATGGGTCTTGAAAAGTATGGATTATCCCTTTTTGATGGGGTATTTCATGAAGAACAACTTGCTTGTCTTGAAATTAACGGGATTAAGCGCTATGTAACTGGATTAAATGAATTTGCTCCTGAAGTAAAATTCTTACCAGATGATGAGCGTGAAGCTAAAATCAGAGAGATTAGAAAAGTAGTTTCTCAATTAGAGAAAGAATTAGCAGCTAACGTTGTTAATCCTGATGATCCTGATTTCTGGAATAAGATTAAACTTCTTAAACCAGATAATGATGATTTCTGGAGTAAGATTGCAATAAGATGTGGTAATGAACCATTATTCTTAGAGCCTGCTAAAGATCCATATGATCTTATCAAGCTTTATGCAATTGAGTCAAATGGTTTTAGTATTGTAGCTAAAAACTACGATGATGCAAGACGTAGGGCCGTTCCTCCAAAATTCTATTTAGATAGAGCTGAAGAGACTGTAACGATTAAAACAGAAAGTAAAAAGTTACGTAACAAAGCTTTGTCTGAATTACAAAAAATGTTTGACAAGAACCAAGGAAAATTATTTTATATTGCCAAAGTTCTTGACATTGATAGTGCACAGTATAAAAAGTCTACACCTAATGATATTGTTTATGATAACATGGACAAATACATTAATGGTGAGACAATTGAAACTGATAAAACTAAAACAGCAGAGAAGTTCTTAGCACTTGCTAATGAGGATTTAACTAATCTTAAACTCAGAGCAGTTGTTAAAGATTCTTCTTTTTATAAATATATAGTTAGTAAGAGTGATGGATTTATTTATCATCTTGAATCTAGCACAATGCTTGGTAGAACACCGGCTGATATAGTTGAGTATATGAAAAATCCTTTAAATCAGGATGTTTCTGACAAGATTATAGAGAAGGTTGAAAAGCATTGGAAAGAGTAATCTAATATAGAATAACACTGAGGGGGTATAATATAATACCCCCTACAGTTAACACATATGAATAACGATATACTCCAGTTAAAAATTAAGCAGCGGCTTAATAAGTTGGCCTCAAATGATTATGATAATCTTGAGGCATGGCAGATTATTGAAGCTTTTAACAAGGCACAACTAGAATGGGTTAGAAGACAACTCCATGCTAGTAATGTTTTCCGTGAAGGTGATGAGGGTTCTAAAAGACGTATAGATGATTTACAAATCTTGTTATTAGAATTACCAATAACTGGGTTAAATAAACCTGAGTATTTTGAGTCTAACCCTTTACCTGCTGATTACTTAGAGTATAAGAAAGTGTCTACTGATGCTAAATCAGAATGCTGTCCTGCTGATTCAATGACTGTATATCTAGTTGAAGAAGCTAATACTGCAAACTTATTAGTTGATGAATTTAGAAAGCCCAGTTTTGAATGGGGTGAAACATTCTGTACCATCATGGGTAATAGAATAAAGATCTATCATGATGGTTTATTTACTATTGTAAATCCTATTCTTACATATTACAGGAAACCAGCTTATATAGAAATCACTGGTGCAGTAAATCCTTACACTGGTTTAGTATCTACAGTTGATGTAATTTGTGAATTTAAAGATGATATAACTGAAGTACTTATTGATGAAACAGTTAGCATTATTGCTGGTGATATTGAATCAGTAAATCAGTTTGCTCGTGGTTCTCAAAACGCTGAAAGAAATAATTAAAGATGATTAATAAATTACAAAGACCTTCTTCCTCTGTCCATAAAGCAATGGGAGAGTTGATTTATGAGTTATTACATGCCTCAACTAAGGTGCATGTTGCTCATCTATTAAGTACAAATTATTCAGCACACGTTGCAATGGGAGAGTTTTATGATTCTCTTGTAGATATTACGGATGGTTTAGCAGAACAGTATCAGGGTAAAGAAGAGGTATTATTACCTTACCCGGATCAAGCAGCTATTCCTACTATTAAAACTACAGATGAAGCTGTAAAATATCTTCGCAGTTTATATGATAAAATTGGTCTTGTTCAAGGTATGGTAACATGCTCTAGTATCATAAATACTATGGATGAAATCAAAGCTTTAATAAATTCTACAAAATATAAGTTGCTTTTCTTGAAATAATTTAGTATAATATTAGTGTATCTATTTATAAACAATTAAAAAAATAAAATTATGTATTTCAATCATGCTTTCAAAAAGGTGTTCCTTGGCACTGGTACTTACCAGAAAAGCGCCAGCGGAACTACTGCATCTGAATTGACCACTGTAGGTAACTTTGGTCTTTACAATGCCTCTACTTTTGTAAACTTAAATGCTACTACCGGAACAAACTTTATTCTTGCATCTTCTAGCTTAACTCCTGCTAATGACAAGATTGGTCCTTTCCACGGTGGTTATGCTGAGTCTTCAAAGTCTAAAACTATTAACCCTAAGTACATTAGCGGTTTCTACAAAGTATCTCCTAAAACTGCAACTAATAGTATTGTTGCTGTAGGACTTACTGCTGGTTTGAACAACACTCCTTATGCTGCTTGTACCAAAACTTACAAGTGTGATGAAACCTACTACTTACGTGTAGATGTTAAAGGTTCTCCTGCTTTGCGTTTCTTGGGTCGTAATGCTTACTATGTAGCTGATTACTACACTGGTTGTTGCGCTACTGGTCAAACTAGTGTTGATCCTGCTGCAGTTATGGTTGGTTGGGCTAAGAGCTTGGCTGAAGATCCCCGTATTAATCAGTTCATTTCTCCTGTAGCTTACGTTAGTACTAATGCTGGTGTTAGCTACACTGCATATGTTAATCCTACTTCTGCTAACGTTGGTAAAGTAATTGAAATTAAAATTACTAACGGTGGTAGTGGTTATTCTTCTGCTCCTACTGTAGCTATTGCTGCTCCTGCTTCAGGTGTTCAAGCTACTGCTACTGCTACTATTTCTGGTGGTGCTGTTACTGCAATTACCATTAATATATCTGGTTCAGGTTATGTTTTATCTGATGCTGCTGGTGTTACTTTCTCTGGTGGTTCTGGATCTGGTGCTGCTGCTTACGCTGTTAAAGCTATCTCTTGGGATTCTTTTGTTGAAGATACTACTCCAACTGCTGACAACAAAGCTGGTATTATCATTACTGGTGCTTATGTTGACACTAAGTTTGGTGATTGTTCTTTCCAACCTACTGATCATTTTGAAAAAGAGGGCGTTATTGTTTTAGCTTCTGAAATTGATCAAGTTGGTGATCCTTGTGCTTTTGGTGGAACTTGTGTTAACACTTTACAACTTCCTAAGCAAGGTGAAGGTTTTGGTGAAACTATCATCCGTGATTTGATTTTGTCTGAGCGTTATGCACAGAATCATTTCAATGATGATCCACGTATCCGTGAAATCTTGAATGGTAATGCAGTATTTGGTGTTAACCGTAACAACTCTTACTACCGTTATATGGTTGTACACAATGTACCTCGCTTCAGTAATCCTACTAGCACATTTGATAATGATCAGTATGTGTGTGAAGTAATTACTAGCTCAGTAGCTTCTACTTTTGAAAGCGATATGGCTTCAATTTTGAGCGCTGCTGGTAATGGTGTAACTTTACAATCATTGTAATAACACTTTATTATCATATAAAAAGGGGAGGAGTGATCTTCCCCTTTTTTTATTTAGATTTATTTAGTAAATTATATATGAGTAGGCATACCGTCTATTTAACAATCCTATGGCACAAAAACACATCCTCAGTTTAGATATTCCAGAAACTCTTAATGCAAAAATCTTTAGAGTTGTAGATACTAGTACATACAGTACAGAGTTAGGAATTACTTGTAATAGATTACAAATTTTACTTCCGGGGTATTTAGAGGAAGTAGTTCTTGAGATTTTACCTAATAGTGAAAACGTATTTAATGCATGTACTTTACATTTGCAAGATACAAACTGTGATACAGCATTAAGTGAATTACCTGACGGTATTTATACTTTGCGCTACAGTGTTGCACCAAATGATAAAGTTTGGGTAGAATATAATCACTTACGTATAGCACAGTCTATGAATATATACTACAATATTCTTTGTAGTATTAACTTGTCTGGATGTGAGCCATTACCTGCAGAAAAAGAAAAATTAAATAAGTTAAGGTTGTTAAAAATGATGTTAGAGGGTGCTAAAGCAAAAGTAGAATTTTGCCATAGCCCTGAACAAGGTCAAGCAATATATAACTATGCTAAGAAACAACTTGAAAAACTAAACTGTACTTATTGCAATTAATTAAATATAAACCAATATGAATTGTCAAAATTGTGGATCAAGATTAAGTTGTGGTTGTCAAAAGAAAACTGCATCTGATGGTAAACAAGTCTGTGCTAATTGTATAGACGGGTATGAACAAAGTTTAAAACAAAAAAATGGGTAAGTGCACTAACTGTGATGAAGCTAAAGTTTCTTTAAAATTTGGTGAAGCAATGTATGCTGAATTTAGAGAGACCAAGTATGGTATTGAAACTGGTTGTAGTGATACAGCAGAAATAGATATTTATAACAAAGAGGTTTTTGATCTCATGAAATTAATTGATGCTGAGTATACTGAGACTGAAGTTGTAGATTATGGTCCTCAATACTTATTAACTCAAGCAGGAAATAGATTCATTGTATAATGCGTAGTTACGATCCTACTATAACACAACTACCTCCTTACTTCTCACAAGAGGTAAATATTTACTATGATGTTATTCCAATTGTAGATGTTGTAAATAACATTACAAAGAAAATAACACTAGATAATTTATCAGCTGTTTTATCTCAAAAAGGAGATCAGGCATATGATGAAACAATTACATCTATATCTTTAGTAGGAGATCTGATAAAAACTATTGTTTTTAATAGAAGAAATGCTGCAGCACTTACTGTATCCTATGTAGATACTTATGTGCACTATGAAAATACACCTAACATAGAATGGACTGCTATTCATAACATGAATAAATATCCTTCCGTTACTGTTGTAGATTCTGCTGGGAGTATTGTTGAAGGAGCTGTTGATTATCTCTCTCTTAATAGTTGCAAGATTACTTTTTGTGGAGCATTTAGTGGCAAAGCTTACTTTAACTAAAAAATAAAAATATAAAATAATATAATCATGGCAAAAAAATTCTTAACTGCGATAGACCTCAATAAATGCGAACTGCAGAATGCGGTCATCCAGAACTTAGGTACAGCACCAGG